TTTTAATATCTACTATCTTAACCATACTTAGCTCATTGCCAACTTATACCGTATAATAGCACGGCTACCCAGATAGTCAACCATTCCTATAAAAAATAATCCTCCTTTTTTCTTATCTGAAAATTCAATAAATACATAGTATAAAGGAGAAAGACGATTCCTAGGTTATCGATGTGGCGCGACGGTGCTCATACATTAGATTTTAAGTTCATGGACCGCCGAATACATGAAATGTATACAATTGGTGGCACTGGTATCCATGTTCACAAATATCTGGGATTGCTGGACCAAACTGGCACTGGGGATAACTCAGCTGAAGATCCGCTAGCCATACAAGATTTACTATTTTTAGAGAACCGCGATCGCAAGTATGATCAGGATATCTATAGTTTACGTGGTATATACAACGTTGCTGATACTGACTTTGATCTTAGCCAATTTGGGCTGTTCTTGCAGAATGATACACTGTTTATAAGTTTCCATCTTAATGATATGGTAACTGCGCTAGGGCGTAAACTTATGGCCGGTGACGTATTAGAGTTGCCGCATTTAAAAGATTACTCAGGTCTAGATACAGAACTAGCAACAGCCCTTAAACGCTATTATGTGGTACAAGAGGGAACCCGTCCTAGCGAAGGGTATTCTCCAACTTGGTGGCCACATCTCTGGCGTGTTAAATGTACACCACTAGTAGACAGTCAGGAATACACAGACATTCTTAATAAGATTGAAGTAGATGAAAGCACTGGGGAATCCACAGGTGCTACACTACGCGATCTATTAAGTACATATCAGAAAGAGCTGGAAGTAACAACCGCTATCGTTACAGAAGCTGAAAAGAATCTACCCAAAAGTGGTTATGACACTAGTATGCTCTATACTACTCCAGCGGACTCAAACGGCAATCCATTAGAACCTGTTGGCCATACCACAGACGAAACCATTATAACTACAGACTCTGAGATTATTGACAGCGATAATACAAGAGTTACACCACAGGCTCCAGGCTATGATGGTTATCTAGTTGGTGACGGGCTGGCACCAAACGGCTATCCAGTTACTGCGGCTACTAGTTTCCCAAGCACTGCTATTGAGGGCGACTATGTATTACGATTAGACTTCTTGCCAAACAGACTATTCCGTTATAATGGTTCTCGTTGGGTTAAGATTGAGGATAGCAGACGCACAAGCACAACACACGGTGCCGGCGCTACGTTGTTGGATGGATTTATTAATAATAGTAACACTACCACAACAGATGATAATCAGATCATATCACAGCGGCAGGGTCTAAGCCAGATACTTGGCGCACAGGAAGATGAGTAATGGCACAGACATTTTTCTACGATGAGCAGATAAGACGCTTCCTAGTACAATTTATTCGTGCTTTTAGCAACTTTCAAGTTGAGTATGGCAAGGACAGGGAAGGCAATACCACTCTTGTAACTGTTCCAGTTCGCTACGGTGATGCCACTCGTACGGTTTCCAGTATTATAAGAGAGAATAGCGAGAACAAAGTTATTCCTACTCCCATGATCAGTTGCTATGTCACTGGACTAGAGTTCAACAGAGATAGAATACAGGATCCTACATTTGTTGACAAGCGTCATATCCGGATGCGTAAGTTGGATCAGGATACTGGCGAATATACTACACAACAGGGCAATGCGTTTACAGTTGAGCGTGTAATGCCTGTTCCCTATACATTGAACTTAAATGTGGATATCTGGACCAGCAATACAACCCAGAAACTACAGTTGTTAGAACAGATATTAGTCTTGTTCAGACCCAGTTTGGAAATTCAGAGCACTGATAACTATCTGGATTGGACCAGTTTAAGTACTATTGAACTTGAGAATGTAAACTGGAGCAATCGCGCTATTCCAGTTGGCACAGATGATCAAATTGATATTGCTACATTGTCGTTTACCATTCCTATCTGGATCACACCACCTGCTAGAGTTAAGAAGCTGGGTGTTGTACAAAAAATTGTAGCTAGCATATATGATGAGAGTGGTAGCATCAGTGATGGTGTTATAGATAATAATATGTTACTAGGAACTCGTATGAAGTTTTCTCCTATGAACTTTGGCGTGCTACTAGTAGGTAACGTATTACAAATCCTGGATAGAAACGAAACGATAACAAATAAGTTAAATTATTCTCCGGAGAACGATCCGCCAGAAAAGGTTGGCACAGAAGATATAACCTGGAGAGCTGTTGTTAATCAGTACGGTGATCTTCAGGCTGGTATCAGTCAGGTAAGATTGGAAGTTGGCTCTGGGGAAGTTGTTGGTACAGTTGCTTATCATCCTACTGATGATTTTAAACTATTGGTTACTGTTGACGCTGATACTATCCCTACCAGTGACTTTGATAGTGTGGACCGCATCATTGATCCACACAAGAAAGGCCCAGGCGCCGGGTTGCCTGCTGCGGCAGCTGGACAGAGATATCTTATTCTTAAAAACATTGGCAGTACTGAAAACACTGATGGACCAGACGCTTGGAAAAGTTCAACCGGTGCTGACTTTATAGCTGGCACAAACGACATAATAGAGTACGACGGGGTGCGTTGGAAAGTTTCATTTGACAGCAGTGCTGATCAGGGTTTACACTATGTAGTGAATACCACTACAGGAATTCAATATAAATGGACAGGGTCAACTTGGGTAAAGAGTTACGAGGGCGAGTACAAGGCAGGAGACTGGGCTCTGGTAATATAAACCAGAGCGTGGGTGCTTTATTCTTTAGTACTACTACAAAACGAAGTTTATTCCTACTACGCAAGGGCGACAGGTACGACAAAACCTGGGCATTTGTTGGCGGTAAGGTTGAAACTGGTGAAGATCTAATGTCTGCTTTAGCTAGAGAAATAGTTGAGGAGATAGGATTCACACCCGATATTGTCCGCAAAATACCAATAGAGAGATTTACTAACGACCGCAAGGGATTTGAATATAACACATATGTTGCTATTGTTACTAATGAATTTATACCAGAATTAAATGATGAGCATAGCGGTTATGCTTGGACTACCATGGATGCCTGGCCTAAACCACTTCACCCAGCTGTATTTGGTACGCTTAGTACAGAAGAAATAGTTACAAAAATAAAAACAATAACAGACTTATTTTGCAACACCACCGAGACTAGTTCTGTTAATGTAGGTTAACAACTCTATCTGCTCGTAATTTTTTAACCATTTAAAACTCTCTGGTACGCTCTGCTTTTTATTTGTAACAACTCGAATAAAATTTACTTCATCATAGGTTGTTATAACTTCAAGTAAATGCTCTTCTAACTTTTGGTTAATTGCATCTAAGTTTTCTATCCTAGTATAAGATTTTTCCATAGTAGGATATATGTGTTGATTTAGTGCAGATTCATAAAAATCAAACCCTATCAAGTATATCTCTTTATGTCCATCAGCACAAGCAAGAGCAGCACACACCGCTCCGGCAGTACGATTTTGCCAGTGAGGGTAAAGATGAAACTCGCCGGGATGTTCCATAATATTTTTTGGATTGCTCAAAACAATATTTTTTTTACTGTATCCTGACTTTACGATCAGTCTGCAAATTTCAGGATTAACACAAATTAAAAAAGTTGGATTAAATTCAGTAAACAGCATATTAGAGCCATAGCTTTGCCCTACACTTTGTACGCCGGACGATCCGCCCTTCTGACCATGCAATAGATTCAAGTCTAAACGTTTACGAGTTGCACCATTTCCCAATACATGAGCAATTCCATTATGTTCTGAATTGTCTATAGTTTTAGGCACCCAGGTCATATTATCTTCTTTACGACCTTGACGCCAACTAGTCACATTACTAACATTTTCACCTATATAGTCCCCAGTATAAAACTTAGTGATTGGCATTATACTACACCAACAACTATTTCAATAAGTTCTTCCTCAGAGGATATTTTGTTTACTAGTGACTTGCCAATTACACTGCCGTAACGTGGATCACCTTCTTCGCGCCAGGCTTCTGCACAGCCTGGTAAACTACTAGTAATCATTAGGTCGCCCTTGCGTACTGCACCAATGACTCTTACTGGAACACGGCCTTGAAGTGCAATATAAGGAGCATATTCAACAGTTTCTACTAAATCAGAGTTCATCATATAAGCTGGTTTTTCACTAACTACACCCGCCTTACGTCTGTCCATTTTGCTAGTAGATTGTGTAACTTCCTTTTCTCCACCAAATATCATAACAGTACCAGTAGGATATTCAGCATCTGCTTCATATCGTTCTGCTAAGTCAGCGTATCTTGCGCTTGTTGCAGTACCAGTCATTACGCCTGCTACAGTAACACCGCCACTATCGGTATTGAGTTTTTCAACTCCATTATGATATAGTCTAGTTTCGCTATTTTCAACAAATTGAATCTGCCATTTATTATTTTGGTCATCGTAGATGCCACCAGTTGCTCCATCAGTCATAAAAGACCAAAGACCTTCATTGGAACTATTACTAATCTGTATGCCACCCCAACTGGATGTGGTGCTTTTTATCAGCAGTAAATCTCCACGGTCAGTTGATTCGGTGAGCACTACTTCATTGCCAATATCGAGTGAGTTGCTTATATCAACATCAGTAGCTGTTACTGTACCATTGACAGTTAAACCACTCGTGGATAACTCCATATAATCACTTGTGCCAGCATCAGCATATGTACCAATATACCAACGATGCAAAGAACCAGATCTATTATATAATGTGCTACCTTCAATACCAATAGCATAACCAGTAGCACCAGACCCACCATAAAGTTGAATGTGCCCATCGGTTGTTGTGCGATTTGCAAATACTAAATCGTCGTTGAGTGTTATTACACCTGTCGCTGTATCGGCTGTGTCACTTCTCAAGAAACTTGCGCCTTGAATACCGTCAACAGTATCAGCATCAATACCGTTACCAGAACCTTCGTCAGCAGTTGTAAGAATACGATTTCCATTAAGATTGATACTACCACCAGATTCTTGAAGTCTAGCATCATTATCTTCTGCGGTACTATTCTTGAAGTCAATATAAGCGCCACCAGCAGCACGAGTAATTTCAATTGCACCGTCTGAGGCGTTAAGAAGAACCTGTAAATTTGTCCCGTTGTTTACAGTAATATTGCCCGCATCAAGAGTCAAACTTCCAGAGGTTATACTATCTGATGTATCACTTCTCAGGAAACTAGCTGAAGAAATACCATCTAATAAATCAGCATCAAGACCAGAACCAGCACCATCTACAGTTTTAATTGCCGTAAGAATTTCAGAGGCAGTTTGATCTGCTGTAGCACCAGACTCGATACCGTCTAACTTAGCACCGTCAACAGATAGATCACGTCCATCAACAGTTTGAGCGCCTGACATAACTATGTTACCAGTCATAGTACCACCTGCCAGTGGCAACTTAGTAGCAATACTATCGGTTACTGTTGTTGAGAAATTAGCATCATCACCCAATGCTGCTGCTAATTCATTCAAAGTATCAAGTGTTCCAGGCGCAGAATCTACAAGATTGCTAACTGCTGTTGACACGAAAGCAGTAGTAGCAATTTGTGTTGTATTAGTTCCTGAGGCGGCAGTTGGTGCTGCTGGTGTACCAGTAAAAGTTGGGCTTGCAATAGTTTTGTTTGTAAGAGTCTGCGTACCTGTTGTTGTTACTACGCCACTACCTATTGTAACATCAGTTTGATTATTGCCTGCATCATCTGTAGCAACAAGATATGTACCATCAAAGTTTAGATTTACTCTGTCTGTTAGACTTGAACCAGCGTTTTGTATAGTATGTCCGCTTCCACCGCCGCCGGTCTGATCAACAAAACTAAGTGTGCCACTGCCGTTTGTGGCAAGCACTTGGTTGGCACTGCCATCTGTAGTTGGAAATGTGAATCCATCTCCGTCTGGGTTTACTGTAATAGCACCATTTGCACCGATTGTAACCACTGCAAAACTATTGTAGGCTATTTCAACATCGTTGGCACCAACAGAACCAATCACTGAAGCAGTAGCACCACCTTCGATGAAAGTAGCTGCACCGTCTGTTCTGTCTAACACCAATAGTGCGTTTGCACCAGTGTTTTCTATTTCTACTTGGTATGCTGGACTTGTTGTTCCAATACCAACTCTATTATTTCCTGCATCAACATAGAGTGTGTTTGTATCAACTGTTAGTCCTGTAAATGCTGGAGAACCTGTGAAACTTAAAACTCCTGAACCATCTGTGGCAAGTATTTGATTGGCACTTCCATCGCTAGTTGGAAACTTGTATGCGTTGTTGAATGTGATTGCACCACCGTCGTTACCATCAATCTTAAACTGTCCGTTAGTGCCTTGAGGATCTGCACCTGTGCCATCAGTATCAACAGCAACCGAAAACTGTGTTCTAGC